ATCCAGGTTCCTGCCGACATAATAAGGGTCATGGCGGCATTTTGAGTATCCCCGTCCATCGTGATGCCGTAATGCTTGCAGATGGCGAAGATGAGGGTTGAGATGGCACCGGCCACAGTGACGGTTGTCATCGACTTGGATTGGTTGGGGTTCATACCGGCGCCGCCTCGACCGGGGTCAGCTCGCCCACCGGCGGCAGCTCGCCCACCGGCGGCAGCTCGCCCACCGGCGGCAGCTCGCCCTGGTCCACCACTTCCGTCACCGGCTCGGTCAGACCCCCCAGATCCCCGGAGACCGCGTCCCCNGTCGGGGTNGGGACCGCCGACAAAACCTCCTTCGGGGGCTCTTCGCGGGCTAAAGGGATGGTGGTGAAGTCCACCCCGTCTGCCAGCTTCCAATTGGCCAGATACTCAGCGACGGTGGCCTTACCCAGCGGGGTGTTGTACCAGTGCTTGTAGTAAGCCGCCTGGGCCTCGGGAGTGACCCCGATGACCCCTGGAGCCCGCTCGTAAATCAATCTGGCGATGGCGGCGTCTCGCACTGGGCCATCCAGCCCCTCGACCGCATCGAACCACTGCACATGGGTATGCTCAACCCAGTTCAGCACGTCGGCGCGGGTGGCGGGCTCAATCTGGAAATCACCCTTAGCCGGACCGCCGCCGATCTGGTCGATGTCCCGCAGCCCGCTTTCCTGCAGCGCGGTGCCGAGCAGGAGCTGCCGGGCCGGAACGCTGTCGAGCCCCAAGGCAACGAGTGCTGGGGCGATAATGGTATCAACGAATTCTTGAGGGGTCATGATAGTCTCCTAGTGTCGTCCAAAAAAATACTTCGCAGCCTCAACAAACGAGATCAGTGATGCGGGGACGCCGACCGCCGCCCGAAGAGCGAACTGGGCTACTTTCCGGTCAGACTCCAGCTCGGTAAGCCTTTTGTCGAGGNCTTCTACCCCACAGGCCCCGGTGTGGTCGGTCATATGCANNGCAATTAACCCNGCGATGTCGTCTTTCGTCGGCATCTTGGAACTGATCTCCTTGATCTCCTTGAAAATCACANCGATCTGGTGCGAACGCTCTGCACCCTGGGCTTCCAGAGACCCGATGGTTTTATACAGTCCAGCGACATCAATTTCAGACACAACCGTGGTCCTTTCGGCTCTCCAACCCCTAGGGATTAATCTTAGCAGCGGCGATGAACAGGGCGTCGATCTGCGCTGGCGTCAGGCCCAGTGCCTGCCCAATCGCTGCAATCGAGGGACTGTCACGCCGGAAGTCCGAGGAGTTGTTCCAGAAGATCGACACATTGGCGTCCGGTGCCGCATTCACCGCTGCCTGCGCTTTCGCCAGCAGCCCGGCATTGTTCAGAGCCGCGAATGCCTGCGCACGGCTGACCGCCTTCGGAACCGGCCCCGCCGCCGCAATCGCCTGCCATGCCGGGATCAGGGCTTGAAGCTGCGTGTCGGTCGGCTGCGCGCCCAGAACAGCGGCATTCCATGTGCAGATGCCATCCGCCTGTCCTTCCGGCTGGCAGGTGGTGTAGTCGCCGGGTGCAACGGTCTTTCCCGCTTGGGACAGCCACACCTGCACCAGGTCGTTCGCGGTTTGCGCCTGGGCCAGCGAGGGCAAGAGCAGCAAAGCGAAGAGTGTCTTTCTCATAGCCATTCCCCTTAGTTGCTGTACTGGTAGAGGGAGCAGGAGCCGGTCGATATCGTCCCGGCAGATGCTTTTACCCTGATGGCCGTCGTCGCATCGCCGCCGCCTTCCCAGGAGCCAAAGAACGACGTCGATACGCCGTGTGCGCTGGTCGTTCCCAAAAGGAAGGCTGCGCCAGTAACGGCGAGGTGATCCCCCGTCCCTGATGCCGGGTGGATATCCATGACGAACAAGTTGCCGGGGCTGGAAGTCGGCAAGCTGTCGTTCATCATGGTGATCGACGCCGCGAAGTTGCTGCCGTACTGGTTGGACACTGTGTAGTTCGCAACCGTGTTGCCATACCCGAGGGTGTCGTAACTTGAGGTCTGCCAGGACGGACCAGCACCAGTCCCGATTTGCAGATAGACCACGTTGCCGCCCGCCACCGACAGCACGAGGCTGTTGCAAGTCAGCCGGTAGTAGGCAATGGCAGACAATCCAGTCCAATTGAGATCGGACGAGCTGCTGGCGGTCTGCGTCGAGATCAGCGTTATGCCAGTGGACCCCCCGGTGCTGCCGCAGGTGATGCCCGTCCCGGCCACATAGTTGAGATGGTTGCCGCCGGTATCGGCGCAGGTCGGCATAGCCTTGTTGGCCAGCGGCGCAGCCGATCCAGACCAGTTGCCAAGCATGGTGTTTGCCGGGGCAATTTCCGAGGGACTGACCTGGGCCAAGGCCGGGCCAGCAGCCAAAGCCAGGAGGANAGCGAGAAGTTTCTTCATGGCAGCGGCGCTCCGAAGATATAGAAATCTGCCGTCATGGCGGAACCCTGCGGGGTGGTGAGCGAGAGAATGGGTGTCCCAGAATAGGACAGTTCTGCTGATCCGGTTCCGAAAGCCAGTTGCTGCAGGGCGGTGGCGGCGGTCAGCGTCGCATAGGCCTGCCCCGCGTAAATGATCGCCTGCCCGCCTTTGGACGCCGCTGTGTAGATGCCGCCTACCGCCGTGGTCGGCGAGCCAGAGGCATTCGTCGCCACAATATCGGTGATGCGGAACTTGGCCGGTAGCGAACCATTGACCGTAAACGGCTGATCCGCCGTCGAGTTGAGATTGGCGCCCTTCAGATAGAACAGAAGCCCCGATGCGCCCGGCGGGCGTCCGCTCACCAAAGCGTAAGACACCAGACGCCAAACGCTCGACCCCTCGTAACGGAAAGTCAATACGTCGCCCGCTGCCGCCGGATACGTCGTCCCGGACCCGATAAGGCCCGTCAGAATAATGTTGGCGTTGTTGGTGAAAATGGGAGTGCTGACGCACTCGACTGTGCGGCACTCGCCGACGTTAGACCCTGCGCCAAAAGACGTTATCGTCGCCGTGCCCGACAGAGCGATGTAATTCCCCAGCACACTATCCAGTAGGGTAGTCGCCGCAGACGCGAGCGCAGCGGCGCTCTCATTGACCACCAAAGGCGTCAGCGTGTCGCCAACTTGACGTGCTGCGGGCCACCCGCCGGGAGTAACCCCATCCTGCACCACAAGGCGCCATTGCGTCAGATCGATGGCAACTTCACCAACAGCCCCGGTGAATGCCAGCACTTGCGCGTGAGTTCCTCGCCGCCATTGGACTTGAGTTGCCATCCATCACCCCTACGGCAAGACGCCTGTTGGTCCGAAATCTACCACGGATAGTGCTGGATCGGCAACGGCCCCCCAATCCCCGATTAGGTTCAATACTGGATCCGCAATACTTCCGTAATCATAAGATGAGTTCAAAGCCGCCGTAAGGTTAGGATCAACATTTATATACCCTAGGGCTTGGTAATGCAGATACATCGCTCCTAGAGAAAGCCCCGGAACAGAATTGCCAGTGATTTGAACCGACATCCTATTGAAAACTACTGGGGCAGGCCAAAATACCCCGTAGGTTGTGGGCTCAGACGGGGCAATTGGCGGGGTCGTAACCGCATAGGTACTTAGCGCGTTATATGATGGATCAAGTACCTTAAATGTTAAAGCAGTCTGCGTAGCAAACCCCATAAAGATGGTATGCTCAATCAGGGCTTTCTCGGATAGAATACTGGTATCCTCAGGGAGAACCCCAGTCTGGTATGCAAAAGTTAACTGCGTCCCAAATTCCGCGTAAGTATCCGTAACCCCAGGAAGCACATTAGATTGATAAATCACCCCCGGCTGCGTGGGATTACTTACCAGAAATGATGCTCCAGCCGCAATAATGCAATCGTAAGTCAGGGTGTGGGGGCCGGTCCAGATTTCACGGATCTCATCCCACCAGTATTCAAATTTCTCGTAGCTTCCGCCCATGAGGAAATCGACTACCGCCCGATACGTGCCCTGGTTATATGCGCAGGCCGTCCGGCTCGGGGTCAGGGCGGTCATGAAGGGCAGCACCACCTCACCCACCGGCTGGCTCACCTGCCCATCCAGCCCGACGGTGCGGATACCGTCGATAGCAAGGAACGACACCCCGCCGGGGGTCACCGCGGGGCTGCGAGGGGATTGGGTGCCTACCCCAGAGATAACTTGGTTCAGCGATAGGGTACTGAGCGCCAGATCGCCCTGCACCTGCCAGATGCCGAAAGCCTTGAAGATCAGCAATGCCTGGGCGATACCGCCGGTATTTGTCGCATAATACGGCTGGGGCGACATTGAAGTGATAGCGTCGGCGCCGCCGCAAGTCAGCGAGTTGGTCGCATTCGCCATGTTGGTGGGTACCAACACGTCGGTGAAATATGCTGTGTTGCCGCAGGCGAAATAAATCCGGCCATTGAAGTTGGCGCAGAAGGTTGGGACGCTCGGAAGCGGGTTAGTCCCGGTGTTATAGGAGTTGTATGCCGGACTGTTTCCCCCGGCGCCGCTGATAATCCCAAAAAAATTTGATCCCACGCCGCTGTAGCCTGGGTGGGTGAACACCACATAGCCGCCGACGAAATCGACCGTAGGGGGCGTCCAAGCCCCGCTGGTGGCCGGGCTGCGGGGGACGTTCGCCCCAGTCACTCCAGTGATGCCCACAAAAACCCCGGCGGCGAGGTCGTAGCAGAAGGGCTCGTCGTAGCCAGCATTGCGGGCCGAGGCGATGAAGCCCCAGACGCGGGTACCGGACTGACGCATCACTGAGATGTACCCAGGGCTGGAAAACCCACCAGAGGCGAAGTCGATGGCTTTGAATGCGGCTGGCCGGGGGACAAACATGCCGGGAGTCGTCGGACTCGGCATGAGGTTCTGGCAAGCCAGCATGCCGCCCTTCTTCGACATGTTGCCATCGCGGCTGTCCGACAAGCCCATCGGGACGAAGGGCATCGGCAAGACGTCGCGAATGGCCATCTTAGAAGCCCGTCTGCTTGGTCGGCTTGAGACTTTCCGTCGAGCGGAAGCGCCGCCGATCCAGGGTCACCTGCTGGGCGTACCCGCTCTTGTCGTCATCAATCATCAGATAGCGGTCGAGGATCTGCACGGCCTCATCCAGCAGAGACTTGTGCCGGGTATCGTCGGTCAGCATGGCAATATCTGCCGTCAGCCGCTTGATCAGATACTGCTGGTTGGGGAACCAGGGGATTACAGAACTNGTC